GTCTAGGGCGTCGCCGCGGTGCGCGGGCCGCAGGTCGCAGGTGGTGACGTGGTGGCCGCGTTCGTCGAGTGCGCGGTAGAGGTGACGGCCGATGAAACCCGCCGACCCGGTCAGTAGGACCTTCACTGCCGCTCCCCGAGGATGATCTGGAACTGCCCGACGGTCTCGTGCCGCAGCACGCGGTAGCCGCCCTGTTCGATGAGGGCCCGGTAGCCATCGTGGTCCCAGGCCCAGGCATGACACTCGTCGTGAGACGCGGGAGTCTCGTTCCAGGGGGAGGAAGCGACGAGGAAAAGCGCGTTGGCGCCGATCCAGCGGACGACACCGTGCGGGTCTGCCAGGTGCTCCAGAACCTCGGTGCACACGGCGACCATGCCGAACGACACGAGGTTCCGGTCTGCGCCGAACACGTCCAGCGGGAAGCCCTGCACACCCCGGTCGTTCCATCCGGCCTGGTTGGACGGCTGGAAGTCATAGCCCCAGCAGTCCACTCCAGCCGCCTGCAGCAGGGAGAGGAGGCCTCCGTCGCCACACCCCAGATCGGACACGGTCCGGTCGGTCTCCGGGAGCCGCTCGACTGCGGCCAGGGCCATCTCGGCGGCCTTCTCCAGGCGGGGCCGGTGGACGGGCTGCTCCAGGTGTGGGGCTCGCTCGCGGTCGGCATGGAAGGCGGCGGTCGAGACGTGCGGGACGTCGCCGGTGAACAGCTTGTACTCAGCCACAGCAGTCCCCCTCACAATCCTTGGCGCACCCCGCCGCAGCCGCATCGACCGGGACCGGGATGCCCTGCTCCGGCCCCGGGTCGGGGCGCGGCGGCTCATCGCCGGCCGGCTTGCTACGCCACCACCAGATGGCGCGGTCGAGGAGGTCTATCTTGACCTCGGCGCGGTCTTCCGGGCCGAAGCCCGAGTCATCGTCGAGCTCGTACACGGCAGGCGGGAACTCGTCCGCTCCGACCGGCTTGAGGATCACACAGCCCTGGTCAAGGAGCACCCTGGAGACCATCGCCGGTGTGTGACCGTAGTAGACCTTCCGCCCAAGGAGCTGATCGGCCGCCGGGGTCGCGGATGACCAGTCGATCGCATCGTGGTGGATGAGGGCCTGCCCGATGCGCCTGATCTCGATCAATGCATCCAGCGGGTCGAGGTGAAGGTGGCCTTCCCAGCACTGCTGCCGGTTCAGTGCCAGCGTCCAGGCGCCGCCAGGGCGGACTTCGTCGCGGCCTTTCCAGTCGTTGACGTTTCGCCAGTTCTCGGTGTGCAGTTCGACGTCCACCTGGACCTCGTGCCCGCGGAAGTCCGACCAGTGGGTGCCATCGCCAGAGGTGTCGGCCCACCACCAGTGTGCGGGCTGTCGGTTGAGCTGGTCGGGCAGACCGAGTGCCAGACGGCCGGTGGCGGGCTGGTGGCCTGGGCGTGGCGGGGCCAGCTCGACGATGCGGGGAGGGCCGGTCAGGGAGAGGTCGTCGGGGATGTAGTGCTCGGTCACCGCTGGTACTCCTTGATCTGCTGGACCCAGTGGTCCAGCTCGTTGGCCCGCCACGCTTCGAAGACGGCCCGGTCGCTGTCGGACCGCTCGTCGGTGTTCGCCTCGACGTAGCCCTGATCCCACTCGGCACGGCCGGCGATCGGGTGCATGTGCTCGATCACCACGTCCGGCAGGTAGGTGATGGCGTCGAGCGCCCGGCCGAGCTCCAGCCAGGCGTTGTCGATCCAGAGGTGCACGATCCCCGGCGGCACCATATGGCCGGTCGCGAGAACGATGTCGGAGGTCATCGCGACCTGGGTCGGCAGGTTCGGTCCCTGGATCAGGTCGTTGCCGTAGATGAGGCCTGTGCCGAGCCGGTTAAGTGCCTCGATGTAGCGGGTGTCCCATCCGAGCGTGCGGGGCCTGTGGTCATCGCCCATGAACCCGATCCGCGGTGACGACGGTGCGACCACCTGGGCGACAGCATCGAGCGTCCCGCCGAGACGCAGGCGGGGCCCGGTCACGAGCCACAGCTGCTGCCGCGGCGGCAGGTCCTCGTAGCGTCTCGAAAGATCTCGCTGTTCCTGCCCGTGCGCCTCTGCTGCAACCGCTTGGTACTCCGGCAGCCGCGGGTCATCGTCGTCAACGCAGGCGACCAGCGCCGTCGCTGCGCGGCAGGTCTCCGTGAACGATTCCCACAGGGCTCGCAGGTTCTGCGGCCGGCCACGCGTCGGCACAAGGATCACCAGGTCCGGGGTCATCCGAGCAGCACCTCCTCCCAGCGCTTGACGTTGCCCTCGATCGTCCAGGCGGCAGCCTGCCTGCGGGCCGCCGCTCCCATCTCGACGCGGGCGGCTTCGTCGTTCACCAGCTCGCTGAGGTAGCGGCCCCACTCGTGGTCGCGGCGCACGAGGTAGCCCGTGACGCCGTGCTCGACGAACTGCTCGTACTCGCCGTACGCCGACGCGATGACCGGAATGCCGAGCGCCGCAGCTTCCAGTGGGCGCAGCGGGCTCTTGCTGGCGTTGAACGGGTGCGGCCGTAGCGGGGCGAGCATTACGTCGTAGTCGATGGCCCGCCAGTAGTCCGGCACCGACTTGCTCCACGGCGTGACCCGGACGCGTTCGCGAACACCCATCTCCCGCGAGAAGTCGGAGCCCATCAGGTGCAGCTCAGCGTGCGGGTTGCGACGCATGACCTGACGTAGCTGGCCCCCGAGTTCGGCGAGGTCCATGGCATGTGTGGGCGAGCCGCCCCAGCCGATCGTGACTTGACCGTCACGGCGCGGCTTCTCATGGGTCAGCAGCCACTCGGGTAGGTAGTTCGGCACGACGGCGACATTCTCGTTGAGCCTTCGGACCTGGGCTGCGAGCGCGTCCGTGGTCACGGTCACCAGGTCCGCAGCAGCAATGTTTGCTTCCAACCGAGCTGCCACGTCCGGCTGCGAGAAGAACACGTACGCGGGACTGGTGCCGTCGACCTGCCACAGGTCGTCGTCGAGCTCGAACACCAGGCGCGGCCGGTCACGCTCTCGGGCGATCCTCTGCCACATCGCCGAAGGGCCCTCGTTGCAGAGTCTCTGTCCGACCAGTGTCCGCGCGAGTACCCGTGGGTCCATCCGTGTGTCGATGCCCTCGGAGCACACCGTCTCGTAGCCAGCCGCCTTCAGTGTCGCGAGAGGGAGCTGTAGCCGGAGGTAACCGCAGCCGGCCCGGTCGGCGAGCCAGCCGAACACGTCAAGTTGAGGACTTGTGTTCATCCCTCGAACCCGCATTCTCGGCAGGTAAAGCCAGCGGGTGGCACACCTGCGCATGTTGAGCACGGTGTTGGGTCAGCCAGCAGTTGTTCTGGCGAAACACTCAACGCGGCAGCCAGCGCAACAAGGTCATCGGCATCGACTCGTCGAGAGCATGCCTCGATCTTGGCGATTGTGTTGAAGTAGACGGAGCGACCAACCGCCGACATTCCTGCCGCGACATCTCGTTGCGAAAGCCGTCGCACCTCACGAATGCGGCGGATGTTGGTGGCGACGTTCCGCCCCACTGGCCCAATCACGTTGGGCTCTCTAGAGATTCGGGTGCGCCTTCCACCAGCGTTCTCCGGCGGCAGCTCCATAGTCCATCCAGGCGGGCGGTAGCGGGCTGGGCGCGGGGCCCGTGCCCGCTAGAACCGGGCCCCGCGGGGCAGCCGATGGACGAGAGGCGACCGGCTGCTGCCGCAGACCGTAGGCGTCCCGACCATGGCGGGTAGAAACGCAGGTCAGGGCATTGCGACTGGTTCACCAGGGGCCGTGATGGTGGTGGTGTGGACCTGGTGTGGCGAGGTGCGCCTGTCCGGCTGGAGGGCTACCGACCAGTGCCCTGACCTGCACCGGGTCCACACCTGTGGCCGATGCGCTGACGGACTCCGTAGCCGCGCCGGCTGCTGGTCTCGTATCAGCCGAGTCACACCAGCTATCGCGCGGTGGACACTGCACAGTGAATAGGACGGGAGACCCTGTGTCAGACCTAGGGATGCCGGGCGTCGAGATCCACGACATCGGCGCTCACACGCACCTGGAGGCGTGATGGGGCTCGCCCGAGGCTACGACCTGTCGGACTACCAGTCCTCGATCCCTGGCGACGCCGAGTTCGTCTTCGTCAAGGCCAGCGAAGGCGCCCGCACTGAGCAGTCCGGGTACGCGGCCAAGGTGGCGGAGGCCCGACGCCGCGGACTCGTCGTCGGGCATTACCACTTCCTGCACGCCGAGAACCCGGTCGATCAGGAGGTCGCCCACTTCTGCCGGGTGGTCGGCGACGTCCCGCCCGGCGAACTGCTCGTGCTGGACTTCGAGCCGTACGGGCAGCCGGTGACCACCGCCCAGGCCACGGCCGCGAAGAACGCGTGGCTGGCGGCGGTACGGCAGCGCTACCCGAGCAACAAGGTCGGCCTGTACACCAACACCGACTGGTGGCACAGGACGGACGATGAGTGCGGGGACTTCCTGTGGATCGCCGACTACGGCGTCCCGGCCGGCTCGCCCCGGGTCCAGGCTGCGTGGCGGTTCCACCAGTGGACGGACAGCCCGGTCGACACGAACGTGTACGCGGGGTCGCTCGACGACCTGCGGGCGTGGGCCGGATCGACCGCCCCGGCGGCTGCCCAGCCCTCCGCGGCCCCTGCCGGGTGGGCCGGGCTGCGACTCGTCACCCGTGCGGAGTGGGGTGCCCGGCCGTGGCGGGAGCCGAACGGCTCAACCCCGTATGCCGGTCCCCGCCGCGGGGTGAAGGTCCACTACCTCGGGGAGCCGTATGCATTCGGGGACCACTCGACGTGCCCGGCCTACGTACGCAAGCTCCAGGCCAGCCACATGGACGGCAACGGCTGGTCGGACATCGGCTACTCGTTCGTGGTGTGCGAGCACGGCTTCGTTTTCGAGGGCCGCGGCCTGGCCCGCCGCAACTCCGCCAACGGCGACACCGGGCTGAACGAAGCCCACTACGCGGTGTGCCTGCTGCTCGGCTCGTCCGGCTCCACCGTGCCCACGGCCGAGCAGCTGCACGGCGCGCGCGACGCAATCGAGCTGTGCCAGCAGCAGGGCCCGGCCGGCCCCGAGATCAAGGGGCACCGCGACGGCTACTCCACCGACTGCCCTGGCGGACCGGCCTACGCCTGGGTGCGGGCCGGCGCCCCCCGACCCACCACTACGGCGCCGAACGCGCCCGCCCCGTCCGAGGAGGACGACGACATGACCCCCGAGGAACTGCTCGCCACCCCCGTGCCCTCGGCGGCTCTCCCGAACGGCTACGTGCCGAACGTGGGCGAGCTGCTGAACGGCGCGAAGACCGCGGACAGTCAGCTGGAGGCGCTCCGCGCGGACCTGCCGCAACTGCTGCTGAACGCCCCGATGCCGGACTACGCGGTCCTCCCCGGCGGGTACCGGCCCACCATCGGCGAGGCGATCAACGGGGCGAAGACCGCAGGGACGCAGATCGCCGCGCTCGCGCAGCAGGCCACCGCACAGGCGGCCGCCGTCGCCGCGCTTGCCGCGCTGGTCGCCCAGAACCACCAGCTCGACGTCGCCGCCGTCCGCACGGCCGTGGAGGAGGGCGTCACCCAGGCCCTCGCCAGCAACACCGTCCACGTCCAGGTCGACATAGCCAACAACAACCCGAAGGAGTCTTCCTGATGGCAACCCCGCTGCCCCAGATACCCAGCACCAACACCGTCGTCAAGACGGCCGCCACCTACGCCCGCGACCTCCTGGAGCGCGTCCTCGCCACGTTCCTCCAGGCGTTCCTCGGCGGGATCGTCATCACCCAGCCGCTCAACGGCAGCATGTGGTACGCCGCAGCCGGCGGCGGGGTCGCTGCGGTGCTGGCCTTCCTCAAGGGCCTGGCCGCCCGCTGGAGGTCGGTCACGAACTCGGCGTCTCTGGCCGAGGGAGTCTGAGGTGGGTGCCGCGTGGGCCCGGTGGCGGCGGCGCTTGGGCTGGCGCGGCACTGCTCTCCTGTCATGCGGAATCCCGTGGGTGATCTACGGTGTCGGCCTCATGACGACCACACGCGAAGGACTCAACCGCGCCGCATCCGCCCTCACTGGCTTACTCGCCTTACCCGGCTGGGGCATCGTCTGGGTGTGCTGCGGGCTACTTGCCTGCGTCGCGGCCGCCCGCCGCACCGGACACGACATGTGGGGATTCGCCGCTGCGGCCGCCCCGCCGCTGATCTGGATCCTCGCGTACGCCGCAGCAGCGGTCACCGGACGATACACACTCGCGTGGGCCGGGATCCCGATCCTGATCGCGCCCGTCCTGCTGCTCGTCGTGGTGGCGGAGGTGACAGGCCGGCGCCGCCGGACGTGCCAGTGCGAGAGGGGGCAGCGGCATGGGCAGTGACGGCACCGTACTCGGTGTGATCATCGCGGTGGTAGGCGTCGTGGGTTCCGTGCTGGTGGCGAGGATCTCTACCCCCCGCCAGCCCATCGAGCCGCCGCAGTTCGGGGATGCGCCGTCTCATGACGAGCTACAGGTGAGCCCCGAAATCTGGCGGCACTTCAGCGGGAAGATCTCCACCCTGGAGACCAAGGTCGATCACCTCACCGACCTGGTGGAGAAGCAGACTGAGCGCGTCACCACATTGACGCAACTGGTGCGGATGGCAATGCGGATCGTGCGGCAGCAGTCCAGGACATTGCGGCGGGCCGGGCTGCCAGATGAGCCAGTGCCGGACGTGCTGATCCCATACTCGATCGACTAACCGGAAGGCGCCCCGCTAGGCCTCGGGCGGGGCGCCTTGCTGTGCCTACAATCAGTGCGTAGCGATCGCATCCAGTGCCGCCGCCCACGGGTACGCCGCCGGGTTCCCCGTCCCGGGAGGATTCGGCACGAAGCCGCCCTCCCCCAGCAGCACCCGCACCCCCGCCTCCCGCAGCGTCTCCACGCTCAGGCCCATCTGCGGATGCGCCGTCAACGCTTGATTCGTGCAAGGCATCACCGTCATCGGGATCCGCCGGCCGATCGCCTCAGCCGCGAACCCCGCCACCCACGATGGGGTGATCCCCAACGCGATCGAGTTGATGGTGTTCAACGTCGCCGGCGCCACCAGCACGGCATCCGCAGGCGGCAACAGATCCGGCTCGCCAGGACGGCGGAAACGTGACTTCACCGGCCGCCCGGTTACCTCCTCCAGCCCTGGCAGCTCCGGCTCCAGCCACAAGGCAGCCGTCGGCGTCAGCCCAACCACCACATCCCACCCCCGCGATTGAGCCTCACCCACCACCGCAGGAAACGACAGCACCGGGGGAGCAGCAGACCCCAGCAGATACAGCACACGACCAGTCATGCCGCCACCCAACCCGCCGCACCAGTGAAGCCGCAAGTCGGCACCGAGCACGGTAGGTTCAGCGCATGGACGAGCAGACCACAGGCCAGCGCATCGCCGCAGTTCGCCGCCATCATGGCCTCACCCAGCAGGCCCTCGCACAGCTCGCTGGCATCAGCCCCAGCCACCTCGCGCACGTTGAACAAGGCCACAGGCAACCCACCTCCACCGTCCTCGCCGCCATCGCCCGAGCCATGGGCGTCTCCGTCCCCGACCTGACCGGCCAGCCCTACATCGACGAGCTGCGACGCGAACACCTCGACGGCCTCATCCAACCCCTCCGCGAAGCCCTGGACATCCACGACCTCGGCGCCGACCCCGACATCCGGCCCAGGTCCCACCGCGCAATCGACAGCCACGCCCAGCAGCTCGCGTCCCTGATCCGCGCCGGTGAGCTCCGCACCGTCGCTGGCGAACTGCCCGCCGTCATGGTCGAGGCCACCACCGCGGCGCACAGCACCCGCCAGGCGAGCCCCTGGCGGACCCTCGCCATCCTGTACCGGTGCGGCTACGACATCGCCTCCAAGCTGGGCTACCACGACCTGTCCATGACCGCTCTCGACCGCTCCGGCTGGGCCGCCGACCGAGCCGGAGACGCCAACCTCGCCGCTGTCCGCCAGTACAACCGCTCCCTCGGACACCTCCGCGCCGGGAACTACCGCACCGGCATGCGCCTGGCCGAACTCGCCCGCACCACCGCGTCCCAGGCCGATCCCGGCCAGACCCGCGACGCCGTCACCGGCCAGTCCCACCTCGCGTCCGCAGTCCTCGCTGCTCGTTCCTCCGACTCCGACACCGTCGAGGCACACATCGCGGAGGCCGCCCGGATCGCCGCCCGAACGGGGGAGATCCCCCGCGAGCTGTGGCTGTCTTGGGGCGAGACCAACGTGAGAGTGCACCACGTCAGCGCGCTGATCGACCAGATGAAGTACGGCCAGGCCCTCGCTCTCGCCCGCACCCTCCAAATCCCCCGCGACTGGGCGGCTTCCCGTGCGGCCCACCATCACGCCGAGATTGCCCGCGCCTACCTGTGGACCGGCAAGCCGGCTCGGGCGCACCGTGAGCTCCTCCAGGCTCGCCGGCTCGCTCCGCAGCAGACCAGGCTGAGCCCCATCGTCAGGGACACCATCACCGGGCTCCAGCGGTCCGGGAGGGCGACCCGCGGGGGCACGAACACGGTTGACGCCTACGCGCGGTGGATCGGCCTCCACCCCTAGAGCAAGATCCAGAAACTATCTCAAAACTGGGATAGTTACGCCCCACCGCGCCCCGCAGACTTACCTCTCCCCACCCGCAAGGAGAGGCGCATGCGCACCGGCCACCCCCTCTGGCTCCCGCCCCACGACACCGTCCACGCCATCCAAGCCGGCAGCCACTGGGACGCCATCTGCCTCCCCCAGCAGGTCGGCCTCGCCACCCTCGCCGTCCTTGACACCGCACCCCCCGGCCCCGGCCCCACCATCTGGGACACCCGCCGCCACCCCCGCCTCTACATCCTCATCCCCGTCACCGACCACCTCGACCTCGCCGGGACCCCCGGCC